AAAGTTACATAGTCCGTACAGGACGGACACTGTTTTCCCCAAAAATACAAACACTTGTTCGATTTTCAGATATTAAATTCGCTACGGAAAACTTGATAGAACATAAGATGTCAATAGTAATATTGCACAAACATACACCAAAATTTTATGCACTTTTACCATTGATTTTATTAGAATCAGACAATAGAACAATTTATCATAATTGTATATACAATTCAAACAAAAAGTGTCCGTCCACCGCGGACACAACCTGTCTTTGGTGGGCGAACACTATCGAACACTTGTTTGGTGTGGATAACTAATACAAACACAAGTTCTGATTGACAAAATTATACTCTATGTTTATAATAGACTATAGATAGAAATAGTCTATCAGAAAGAGAGGAAAAATAAATGGTAATCAATGTACACGCGGGGCATAACCCGCACGGAAAGGTAGCTTGTGGTGCAGTGGGTCTTATTTCAGAGTCGATTGAAAATAGACGCGTCAAAGACTTAGTGGTGGACGAATTACGACGTATGGGTCATACTGTATATGATTGTACGGTAGAAGATGGTATATCTCAATCCGATGTACTAAATCGTATTATTAGAAAATGCAACGTACACAAAGTTGACTTGGATGTATCAATTCATTTTAATTCTGCGTCTAACGCGCAGGCAAGCGGGGCAGAAGTATATGTATACTCCGACAGGTCACAAGCAGTAAGCACTGCAAGGGAAACTTTAAATGCTATATGCTCACTTGGTTTTCGCAATCGTGGAGTTAAAACAAACAGTAAGCTTGCGTTTTTACGGCGTACAAGCGCGCCGGCTATGCTAATTGAGTGTTGCTTTGTGTCGTCTGATAAAGACGTATCACTATATAATTCAGAGGAAATGGCGGCGGCTATTGTTTACGGTATCACTGGGAAGCGTTGCATTACAGTGTCAACGAACGAACCGTCAATGCCGGATGATGAATTAGATGTAGCAGAAAAGTCTGATACGAATAAAATTTATCGTGTATCAGTGCTCTATCAAAAGGGCGCTTTCCACAATCTCGAAAATGCGCACAATTTGTTAGTAGCACTTGAGAGTGCGGGGTTCAAGGCTATTATAACGGAGGGATAAAATGACAAGAACACAGGAAGAAATTAAAAGTTTTATCGTGAAAAACGTGCATGAAAAGTGGGATGATGTTCTTTTTGATAGTGCCTGTCCTTATAGTGACGGCTCTTTAGGTTTAACATTTTGCGTGTGCGTAAATAATGGCGTGAATATCATCGTGGCTGTAATAATCGAGCGTAAAGACGATTATTATGACGTATTGGAGCGCCTAAATGAGCGTATCGCTTGGACGTTTGCGTCCGAGCATTTGCGCAATGTATAACAAGGACTACCTCTTAAGTTTGCGGGGGAAACAGCGGCGCGAGATGTACAAGCAACTCGTGCCGTTAGCAAACAAGCAAAAAGCACGGATTGAAAAGCAAGGTTTGGAGAAAGAAAGTGTATTAAATGTGTTGCACAAGAGGACGGATTGGGATATTGACAAGTATAATTCACGGGCGTATCTCAAGCTAGTTCGTTTTGTCACAGCGCGCTCCCATACTTTAACTGGTATAAGGGAAATAAGACAAGAGCGCACGCAAGCATTACGCGATTTAGGTGTATCAGAAAATTTATTAAATGAAGCAGATTTTTATACTTTTCTGCATAGTCAAGAATACAAAAGTTTAAAAATGCGTAATCCGTCGGAAGATATTATAGAAATCTATGATTTGCTTTTTTCACAAGGGAAAACGCATACAGAGATACAGCAAGAATTGCAAGAATATTCTAGCGCAACACATGTTTATGTAAAGGGGAGAACTTTATGGTAATATCAGTAGCACAGACAAAAAATGGAAAAGAAACAGTAGAAGAAGAGATAGTTTACAGTGTAGCGTCATATCCGTATGACGCTATAGCTTTAGGTTGTACTACAGTGAGGAAAAAAGGCAGAAATGGACTTACATACATAGCAACTCCGGCAACGTTTGACATAGAAAGCACTACAATAGATGGAGAAAATCCAGAAGCATTTATGTATCATTGGCAATTTTGCTTAAATGGGAAAGTTTGTTTTGGGCGAACTTGGGAAGAATGGCTAAAGTTTATGCATAATTTAGGCATAGCGCTTGAATTAGCCGCTAATAAAGTGCTAGTAATATATGTGCATAATTTAGCTTATGAGTTTATGTTTGTAAAGGATTTTCTGCATATAGAATCTCTTTTTGCGCGAGAAGCGCACAAGGTTATTAAATTGTTAGCTTGTTTGGAAAGCGATTATGAGAAAGGTATAAATAAAATTGGAAATGTTTCACGTGAAACATCTGCAATACCTTTTTTTGAATTTAGATGTAGTTACTTTTTGTCAAATATGTCTTTAGCTAAATTTTGCGAAAATAGCAAATTTTGCACACATTACAAACTGGTAGATACGTATGATTACAGAAAAGTACGTACACCGATAACACCGATGACGCAAGAAGAATTAGCGTATTGCTATAACGATGTAAAAGGTTTAGAAGAGTGCATTTTATCAAAGTTAGATGATGAATGCGATACATTAGCTACGATACCTCTCACATCGACAGGTTATGTACGTCGTGCAATGCGCGCAGAATGTCGCAAATATCCAGAGTATCGAGAACTGTTTGAAATGCTTATGCCTACTGTACCGATTTACAAGCTTTTACGGCAAGCTTTTAGGGGCGGCAATACTCACGCGTCACGCTATTATGCGGACGCAATAATAAACGATGTATATAGCATGGATAGGGTATCTAGCTATCCCGCGTGTATAGCGTCTGATTTATATCCTATGACACCGTTTGTTAAATACGAGCCACAATCTTTCGATAGGCTTATACTAGATTGCTGTAAAGAGAAAAACGCTATTATAATGCGTATAACTCTTTTTGACCTAGAAGTGCGGGAAGATGTAACTGTCCCATATATTGATTTTGCGCACTGCATTGCATATAGCAAAAATTATGTAAATGATAACGGGCGCGTATTATCTGCCGATTGGATAATATATGCATGTACAGAGTTAGACTTTTTAATTATTAACAATCAATATAAGTATGATACCGAGCGTGTAGAGTGGCTAGAGGGTTATAAGGCAGAAAAAGACTACTTGCCACAACCAATAGTTGATATAATGTTAGCTTGGTACGACAAAAAAACACAACTTAAGGATGTCGACGGAAAAGAATACGAGTACGCAAAAAGCAAGAATAAATTAAATGCTATTTTTGGCGCAATGGTAACAGACATATGTCAAGGCGAGATAGAATACATAGATGGGAAGTGGACTAAGTCAATGCCGGACGAAGAGAGTGCTATAGCGGCTTACGCCGCAAGCAAAAACTCTTTTTTGCTATATCAATGGGGTGTATACATTACGGCAAACGCGCGGTATGAACTACAGTGCATGATTGACGCTTGCGGCTATGATTTTGTTTATGCAGATACTGACAGCGTAAAATTTATAAATAAAGAGCACTTAAAATCATTTGAAGATAGAAATAATTACTTATTATCCAAAAAGCAAAAGTATAGAAACTACAGTGAACGTGTTAATGATGATGGCACTACTACGCGTTATACGCTCGGTGTATGGGACGATGACGGATACTACAAAAAATTTAAAACTTTGGGAGCTAAAAAGTACGCATACATAGCGTCCGAGAAAAACAAAAAAACAGGGAAAACAGAGGATGTTTTGCATGTTACTGTATCCGGTCTATCAAAATCAAAGGGAGCGGCAGAATTAGCACGAGGAAATGGTTTAGATGATTTTAAAATTGGCAAAATTTTTATAGATTCTGGGCGTACAGTGTCTTATTTTAACGAGAGCAATATACATACTATAAAAGTAAAAGATTATACAGGAAAAGAATGTGAGTTTACCACAGCGTCTAACATAGCTATCGTAGATACCACATATACGCTAGGTATATCAGACGAATACGCGGCGGTGTTAGGTTCATGCATAAATTTTTCTGAATAATTTTAAAAATAATAGTTGACAAAATAGAGAAGTAGTGTATAATAGATAATGTAAGGGAGATACAAAACAAGAAAGCGAGGAAACAAACATGAGAAGAACATTTTATGAAAAGGTAAAAAAGTACGGCACAGTAGACACAAGAAAATAGAGAAGCAAGCGTATAATAAATAATGTAAGGGAGATACAAAACAAGAAAGCGAGGAAACAAACATGAGAAGAACATTTTATGAAAAGGTAAAAAAGTACGGCACAGTAGACACAAGAAAATAGAGAAGCAAGCGTATAATAAATAATGTAAGGAAGATAAAAACAATAAAACACAAAAACAAGAAAGCGAGGAAACCACAATGACATTATTTGATTTATTCACAGCAAACGCAGAATGGAAACCAGACACAGTATTAAGTATTAGATATAATCATTTAGGCGGTATTAAATGGGATTATGGACAGGCGTTAGACATGATTTATAAATACAAAAATTTTGAAGTTTTAAGTTTTTATAAAAACTCATTATTGTTAAGCGAACAGGAATAGCCGAAACGCCCTAACGGGCGTCACGTACAAGGGTTGCAACCTTGCGTCTGATGATGGCAAGCAACATTTCAAACAAGCCCACAGAAATCAAGCAAAACAAAAAAGAAAGAGAGGAACAACACAATGAAAGCACCATTCACAAGAACGGTCACGACATCCGTAGACTATGACGTCGTAACGGTAACTCCGAACAAGGGGATTGAAATTCTTAATCATCTGCATTTAGCGGACGATATTGACACGGCTACCAAAAAGGAAATCGAGAAGAAGTACTCCGGCAAAAAAATCCAGTTCATCGAATCCGGCAGAACAGAGGAAAAGCGCTACATTTCCTACGAGGATTTCATGGCGCACTCCATGACGGAAAAGGATTGGAATAATCGTAAATCTGCAACGGCAGAGTCTACACAGGCTTCCAAGTAAGACAAATGTTTCACGTGAAACATTAACTAACAAATCTTAAATAAGAAAGGAATAAAAACAATGGCAAGCAGAAAAATCAGAGGAATCGTAAGAAATCTTTTTGTTAAAGATGACAATGATGTATCAATTTTAATCGAGATTGATGAGAAAACAGCGGCAGAACTCCGCGAGGTGTACGACGCAAAGGTTGAGAATCCGTTAAAGGATGGCGAAGGTAATCTTGATGGCAAGGTGTTATACAAGGCGCACACAAAATATCCGGTCAATCTCTACATGCAGGGCGAACCCGTGGTAACAGATAACGATGACGAAAACATCGAGGAATTGCGCAAAATCGGCAATGGTTCGGCAGTAACCATCCGCGTCCGCGAGCAGATGGACGGGCGGTACAAGTCTAAGAAATTCCAGTCAGCGTATCTCAAGGCTATCAATGTACGCGAACTTGTTGAAGCAGAACCGTATATGGACTTTGACGAAGATGACAATTAAATAATGATAAACCGCATATCTGCCATCCAACCGCATGAAACAACATGCATGCAGTAGAATGTCATTGAATGGCATTTATCGGCATTGCACAGCATTAAATGTTGTATAATGCCGATGGATGGCGGGTAGGCGGGTGTATTGCATTATGGGCTTTGAGATAACTTTCATAATTCCTCTTATTTTGTTTGTTTGTGTCCGCTCAAAGTCCATAATGGAGTATTACCCGCCATCCCGTTAAGTCCCGTACACCATGCGGAAAAACGCAGGGGCGCGGAGTGGTGTCCGCAAGGGTGGCGGCGAACCTCTAAAATAAATAAGGGAGAGGAAAAAAGGATGATTTATTTAATTACTTTTTTATTTATGGTTCTGGATTTTGTGTCTGGAATCGTGATGGCGGTAAAAAACAAAAACTTTAATTCCTCAATCATGAGAGAAGGTCTTTTTAACAAATTCGGCTCTGTTTGTGTGATTGCATGCGCCGTACTCATTGACTGGGGGCAGAGTTATCTTGACCTTGGTTTTACCGTTCCGGTTTCCTATTCAATGTGTAGTTATATTACCCTTATGGAGATTGGCTCGATTTTGGAAAATGTCGGGAGAATAAACAAAAACTTAGTACCCGAAAAAATCCGGTCTATTTTAGAAAAGATTTCTTAATGTTTCACGTGAAACATTATTGGCGTGTAGTTTAACGGCAGAACAATAGATTTTAATTCTATCAATGCGGGTTCGATTCCCGCCGCGCTAGTTTTTTGGGGGGAATAAAAATGAAGTTTACAAAACCTTATTATAATTTAGATGAAATTAAAAGTGTAAAAGATTTAGACGGTTGTGAACCGATTTTGCGTATGATTATTGGCAATCGAAGTGCCGGAAAAACAACGGCTTTGCTGATTGAAAGCTTGAATAATCATAAAGAGGACGGTTCGCAAGTTGTCTTTTTATACCGTACACAGGATGAAATAGCAAGCAGTGGAAAGATGTATGAAGATGTGTTGGAGATTTATCCAGAATACGGAAAAGTTGTTACTAACAAAAGTGTAGTAAAAGGGCTTATTAGTGCTTTAATTTTACATGATGCAGAGGACAACCAAGGCGTGCTTGGATATGCGGTATATTTTAGTAATTCCGATAAAATTAAGAAATATAGCCCGATGTTTAAAGAGGTTAATTTGATTGTTTTTGACGAATTTGTGCTTGAAAATAACGGATATTTGCGAAATGAGATTACAAAATTTGAGAGTGTATTGCGGAGTATTTGTAGAGGTAAGGGCAAGCAAGTGCGGGAAGTGCCTGTCTACATGTTAGCAAATTATGTTAGCTTGCTTAACCCCTATTTTATCTATTTTGGCATACATAAGAGATTGCGTGATAACACAAAATTCTTGCGCGGCAACGGTTGGGTGGCGCAGTTTACCGTTAATAAGGACGCACAAAAAGCTATCAATGAGAGCGGATTGACAAAAGTTTTTAGCAATAGTGCATACCAAAAATCTAGCGCAGATGGAACGTATCTGTGCGACGCAACGGCTTTTGTTGAGAAAATCAGTGGCAACAGCAACTATATTTTTACCCTTGTATGCGGGAAAGACCGTTTCGCTGTGAGGGAATATCCGGAAAAAGGTATAGTTTATATTGACTATACAGCAGACCCGAACGCGAGATATGTTTTTACTTTTGACCCATCAAGTCATAATGCAGATACGCTGATGTTATCGAGCAAGTCTTTTATTTATGACTATTTAAAGAGGTCTTATGATATGGGGCTATTAAGATTTAAGGATTTAAAATGCAAAAATATTGTGTTGGATATATTGAGTGTGAGGTTGATGTAAATGGCATTGAGTGATTATGTAGACTATGGATATAGTAAAGCGGTGTGGGATAATTTAATGACGTACATAAATAACCCTATAGGCGTAGCGGCGATGATGGGTAACTTATTTGCAGAGAGTGGAATAGTGCCTTATAGATGTGAAAAAGATAACAATAGCACTAATAAGTTTTTGGCAAGTAAAAATTATACTAAAGATGTTGATAGCGGAGTGGTAAGCGAGAACGCTTTTGTCAATGGTGGACTCTATGAGGGAAAACCCGGATATGGATTAGCGCAATGGTCGTATTATTCCCGAAAGCAAGCTTTGTATAATATGTGGAAAAACGGAAATTATGACAGCATTGGAAACATAGATTTAGCATTAGCATATCTTAAATCGGAGCTAGAAACGCATGGATATAATGACACTTTGTCAGTTTTGCAAAACGCAACAGATATACGCGCCGCAAGCAATCATGTATTATTTTATTTTGAGAATCCAACCCTACAAGGACAAGAAGTGCAAGATAAACGTTATGCTTACTCTCAAGATATTTACGATACTTTTAATGGTTCTGCGCCGATTGAAAGAAAAAGCTTGACTATATCGCCAATCAGTGCTAGTATTGTAGATGGGGATACTCTTACTATTAACGTTAACGCGAGCGGAGAATGGACGTACAACTTGGGGCAGTATCTCTCACTTGTAGAAAAAACTGATGGCGCGCTTGTAGTCAGCGGAAATGCAAACGCCGCGCAGATTACAACAGCCATAGCCTTTTGGCTTATAGATGATGCTAGTATACAGACGCAATGCCAGATTGGTATTAACAGACCCGCGCCACCGGCGCCGTCTATCCGCGTAACGCCTTATAGCCAGACGGCTAATGTTAATACTGTAGTACGATTTATGGTATCAGCTAATAGAGCATGGAGTGTTAGAGTACCTAGCGGTGCTAGCTTGTATCGAAAAGATGGCAACAGCGTTTACATAAAAATTGCAAACACAGCATTAACGCGTATTGTTTTACGTTTTTATATCAATGATGATGTTAATGTTTATCAAGATGTTCCAATCAATATATTAGGTGTGTCGCCCGTTCCGAGCGGGAGAAAAACGCCTTTTATATATTATCTAAAACCATTTTTAGGGAAAGTGAGGTAAAAGAAATGACAGCAGAAGAAGCTTTAAAAGCTATCTTAGGAAAAATCGACGCGCCGGAAGAATTAGACGAAGAAATCAATGTAATTACGGAGTCAATCAGAAGCGGCGCAAACGTATCTGACGATGGGTACAAAGAGCGCTATGAGGACTTGCGCGAAAAGTACATTGCGCGTTTTGGAGAAATGCTGACGGGTCAGGAAATGCCTAGCAAGGACATAGAAGATCCTGTAGCAGATGTGGGCGTTACCGAAGATGTAACGCCGGAAATGCTTGATTTTGATGGTAGTACAGAGTAAAGAAAGGAGAGAAGAAAATGGATAACAAGGTAGCGGCTACAAACGAAGCTATTTTAAATGCTGTGAGGTCAATGCAGAGTTTGGAATATCGTGAAAGGATTCCGAAAGCGACAGCGGAGAATATCTCGAGTATCTACGAGAGTTTGCTTAATATTGTACCGTTGAGAAACGCGTTTGCTAATGCATTAGTTGAACAGATTATGGAGCAGAGAATCGAAACCGTCTTTTTTGAGAATCCTCTGGGAGTGCTTAAGAGAGACCCTATGCGTTATGGCGGAACAGAGGAAGAAATCTTTGTTAACATGGCAAAGGGTAAGCAGTTTAACCAGTTTGCAACTGTAGCAGAATTATATGCTTATTACCAGTCAAGCGTCATGGCGGCTTACCATAAGATAACACCGGCTATCCAGTACGCAGTTACAGTCACGTTTGACAACTTACGTACGGCGTTTAAATCGGAGTACGGCGTGCGCGATTTGATTAACGCAAAAGTGCAGTCGCTTTTTGCGGCGGCGAACTGGGATGAATATTTGTGCATGAAGCGTTTGATTGAGAGCGCAAGTGCGGCAGACCAGCTTTACGCAGTTAATATTGCAGACCCTACGGCAAACGCGGAGAACGCAAAGAAATTGACAAAACTTGTCAAATCGTACATCGGGCAGATGAAATTCCCGCACCCAGAGTACAACATTGCAGGTGCAGATAGTTGTGCGAATGACCAGACTATCTTTTACATCACGACACCGGAGATAGACGCGGAATTAGACGTTGAGGTTCTTGCGACGGCGTTTAATATGGACAAGGTTGATATTAACGTTCGCAAAATTATCATCGACAAGTTCGATGACTCTAATATCAAGCTTGCGCTGTTCGATATGAGATTTTTCAATGTGCGCGAGAATTTCCGGACACTGACAGATTCCAGAAATGGTGCGGCTCTGACATGGAATTATTTCTACACTATGTCTGAAATGTTTTCTTATTCGCCGTTTTTCCCTTGTATCGTTTTCACGACAGATACAGTCGGACTCACAACTGTAAGTGTTACAGACACAGCCGGAAACGTTGGAACTGATGTTGAAATTACAGCGTTAGCGAGCGGAACAAGCCAGTATACGCCGCAAATGCTTGACTTTGACGTCGATGGCGCAACTAGTCAGTATACGTCCTTTATTCCTGGCTCAAATATCTTGCATATTGCAAATGACGAAAAAGCGGCGACGCTTACAGTCAAAGCAACATCCAGATATAATAGCACAATCAGCGGTACAGGCACAGTCACAGTCAATCAGTAAATATTTCACGTGAAACATTGATTTTTGAGGGGAGTGTAATGCTCCCCTAGAAATGAGGAAAGCATGGATAACATGATACCGATGCCAACACAAAAAAACGTAGATGGAATAGCGCCTGTAGCACAGGTTAGAATATGCCGCGGGATTCCGTGGGATTCGTCCTATAATCATGTTCGTCTTTTCAACAGCCGCGAAGAACTTTTTGCTTATGTTGATAGCAAAGCAATTTATAGAACTGATAATGCCGCACCAGTCAAAAGAGGCTATGCGGATTTTGCCGCGCCTGTTAACGAACTGTATGCAGATAGTGCTAACTATATTGCATTTAAAAATGTAGGCTATATGGATAATTGGGAATATGGCTTTATTACAAGCGTAGAACCATTATCAGTTAATTCGTGCCGCGTACATTTTATTATGGACGTTTGGACAAACTGTCAATTCGATATGGTACTAAACAAATGCTATATCGAACGACAGATTGTAAAAAAGAGTGATGACGTTATTGGGCGATACACGTTTCCGGAGGGTTTGGAAACCGGAGACTATATTGTAAAGCAAGAAACCGAGCAAAATTACGACGCGCCAGAATTGAGCGATAGAAATATTATGAGTGTAGTAATTCCTAGCGCGTTTGACGAGAGCGGCAATTTTAACGGAGGCGAATTCCGTGATGGTATTTATACCGCTATCACTTTTAATGTTTTTGACAACGGCGACGGTGTAAGCGAGTTTTTGATTTCCGCTAATGCTAACGGCACTATTGACGGCATTTTAAATGCGTTTATGATGCCAACAAGCTTTATCGCAGAGGAAACACAGTTCAAACAATTAAATTTGCCTAAAAAATATGACAATATAGATGGTTATGTTCCGAAAAACAAAAAGCTTTTTTGTTATCCGTATAATTTTTTGTACGGAAATAATAATAACGGTACAGGTATCGAATATAAATACGAATACTTTTCAAGTGATGCTTGTAGTTTTACCTACACAGTAGCAATGACACCTAACCCCTTATTAGTATCTTACCCAATCCAGTATAAAGGATTCGCACAAGATTACACAGATATGCTAACTTTTTCGGATTATCCTAAATGCGCAATCATGACAGACGCCTACAAGGCATATATTGCACAGATGACAAGCACGGCGGGCGCTAGCGCTTTAATGAGTGCGGGCGACGCAGTATCTCAAGGTGTAGACACTGCTGCCGGAGTATTTAGCGGAGTTGGAAAAGCGTTAAGTGGCGCGGGCTTTGGATTTTTGGGTGCGGCGGCTAGCGCTACGGGGAATACTTTAGCAACCGGAAAAGATGCCGCGAGTGAAGCTTTTAAGTCTAGTCCACTTGCCACACTTAGCAGTACCGATTGGTCAGAAGTTATTGGAGACGGTATTAAATCCGTAGTCAATCATTATCTACAGCCGAGCGGTAATGTTACGACATCAAGCGGAAACGCTAGTAAGATTATCGGTAATGACCACATAAGCTACTACCCTATGCAGATACGTGCAGAGTACGCACGAAAAATTGATGACTACTTTAGTATGTTTGGTTATAAAATTGGCGAAATCGGAACGCCCGCTATCAATAATCGGACGGCGTGGGATTTTGTCAAAACACGTAATTGCACAATCAGCGGTAACATTGACCTTGATTACCTTGTTATTTTACGGTCAATATTTGACCGCGGTGTGACAATATGGCACACTAATGACATTGGTAATTATAGTTTAGCAAATAATTAACGGAAAGGGGGTAGAAAAATGAAAGGACAATCAAAGGACGCTGAATATTTCAGTACGCCACAATATCGCAACTATTATATACGTTATTTTAATATGTTGCACGAAATGATTGTGAATCGTTTTGAATGGGCAGGACTTCCAGATGAAATCCCGCCGCGCGTGTTGGAAGATTACCTTTTTTGGTGGGGACAGGCGGTCTTTTTTGAGGACGACGTAGTGGAAAAATACGCCGTAATGAAAACCAACCTCGGCGGCACTGTAGATATTTACGGCGTGCCAAACATGCGATTTGCTTATGCACAGCAGTATTTTAAGACACTGGGGAAAAATAACAGCGTCATTATCTGGGATAGCAGTGTGGGCTATCCGAGCGTAGATTATGTACAGATGTATGCGGAAAGTTTGGCTAACATGAGAATGACGAGAAATCTTAATATCTATGCACAAAGGACACCTGTAGTTATAGCGGGGAGCGAAAACCAACGATTAAGTACAAAAAACCTCTTTAAACAATATAACGATTTTGTACCATTTATTAGCGTAAAAGACGGTATTAGCAATGTGGAAAACATGAAAGTGCTAAATTTAAACCCGCCAAACGTATTTGGAGATATTACAACAGCTATGCGACAAGAAATTGCTGATTTTTGCGTACAGTTTGGTATTAGCAATATTGACGGTACGAAAAAAGAACGGCTAATTACAAGCGAAGTCGAACAGGACGCTGACCTAACGTTAATCAATCGCCAATCATTTTTAAGCGTGCGAAAACGCGCTTGCGAGCAAATTAACCGTTTGTTCGGTCTTAACGTTGAGGTACGATATATCGGCAGTGGATTGGGTGTAGAGCGAAAAGAAAATCTTGCAAATGGGGGTGGCGAAAATGGCGACATATACAACCAGAATTAGAGAGTACATCGAAAGTTTTACAGATTGGAAAGACGTAAATGCTACTACTTACGACAAAATAGCCAATGGACGCCCACACCTGTTTGATTTTACGTACCCGTGGTACAATGGAGATGAGACAAGCAAAGCGAAATTTGAGCGCATGTTTATCATCCATTTTTATATGTGTGAAATCGGGTTTGAAACAATCGGTCTTTTTAAGCTTAAGCTTAATGATACGCTTACACGAAACATGCCTAAATACAAAGCAATGTACGACAGCAATTTAAGTGTTGCACAGATTTTAGAAAATACAAATATGACGTTTGACGATACCGACACTAGTGACGGTAACAACACATCACAAGCAGACCGAACCATGAGTGATACTAGCAATAGTAACACTAATGACCAACGTATCAACAGTGATAACCCGCAAGTTAATTTTTCCGGTACTGACTATGCGAGTGGTATGACAAGAGGACAAAGCACCGGAGAAGATAGCCGCGCAGTCAGCGAACGAAACACAGGGAGCAGTAACACGTCAATCGTAGACACTAGCCATAGGACGGAAAAAGGGTGGCGCGGAAGTAAGATGAACGAACTCATTATGTATCGTGAGCACATTGTAAACGTCAATAACGCGATAATTGCTGATTGTGAGGAATTGTTTATGTCAATTTTTGACGATTTTTCTGAACATGGAAACGATTTTAATATGGCGGCTTATGGAAACCGCGGAAACTTAGGACTGTCTATTGACTGGATGAGGTAGAAAGGAGTAAGAAATGGCACACAAAATTGACCCATTTAACCCTAACGTAAATTCTGGACTTTATGACGTACATTTTCCGGACTTTGCGTTTTGGTTACAAAAGACACAACCGCTTGTTTATGATGACGCGCTATCGTACTATGAGGTATTATGCCGCATTGCCGCTATGCTTAATCAGCTTATTAAACAGGTAAACGAACTGACGGACGCGCAGAAGAAATTTATTGAGGACGCAACAAATCTTCTAAACCAGATTATCAGCGAATGGAATAGCATGGTAGACACGTGGAACAGTTGGGAATCAACTTTTAATAATTGGGAATCAACTTTTAATAGTTGGGAATCAACTTTTAATAGTTGGAAATCAACTTTTAATAGTTGGAAAACACAATGGAGCAACTGGGTAAACACGTGGTACGAATGGTCGCAAAAAATCGACAACTGGGATGAACAATTTAATAATTATATAAACAGAATTAATCAGTTAATCGAAGAAGTACAAAATTTTCTTACACGAATAGAAAATGAATGGAACACATATAAACAGGAAATTAACAATACTATTTCTAATATACAGGGAGACGTAACAAACGTTAATGTTAGCGTTGACGTGATGCCTATCAAAAAACACGGACACGTTAATGTTCATGCCGCGGGAAGTGAACATAGCGACAATAACTATGGGGCTATGGACTGGTATGACCTTGTCTATCCAGAGGTTACTATACGCTTTATTAGCGCTATTATCTCGGCAACATTTAATGCCGCACCGGAACAAGTCACAGGTTCAAAACGTATAGGTCGATTTGTGACAGAAAATGTGGATATTGATGACCCTAATTTTACCTATCTTGTAAATCTTTTAAGCAATCCAGCGTTTGGCGGAGCAAGTGTGTACAATAATACCAAAAATATATATTACCCCGCTGTGATTAACTTTCCAAAAAAACCAAACACAAGCACAGAATACGAAATTTTAGTGCCGTCATGGGCTACTGTAGATAGTGGAGACACGTGCCTATTTTATATCTACGAGGGGGGTAAAACGCAGTTAGGCACTACTACGCCAGATTGGTATAAAAATAATGTGCAGTAAGAAAGGAGTAAGAAATGTATAAAAAAGACTATCACCCAGATGAAAACATTGTTTTCGATACAAAAAATTATGGATTCACTAGCCCTAAAAGCACGGGCTTAGAGCCGTTAAGTAATGCACTTGTGCAGATTGACGCGGCGCTGAAAAAAGAAGAAACAGACAGGGAAAACACTGATATTGCAATTAGTAACCGGATTAGTGAATATATAGCGCAAATGGGATCGGCTACTAGAATTCTAAACGATGCAAATACAGCTATAGGAGCGAGAAGAAATGTACATTCGTGTGCATACGGTGTTGGGAACTATATAAGCGTAATTAGCATACGCGGAGAGTTCAAAGGCACTGTAAATATATCACTTGCAGAGATCGGCTTAAAAACATTGACTACTACATCTAGACAGTATAACTCTAATATCCAAGGCACTTTAATTTCTAATGTTAATTCAAGTATAGACAATTCTAAAAAATGTAATGTTGCTGCAAGGGCTAACCAAACTTTATTTGAAATTAGAACAAATATAAGACCGGATGATAAATTTGTATACTTTGCTACAACATTTATAATCGAGCGTAATATAATATAGGGGGCAATACTTGTTTTCAAATTAGGACAGGCATGGATGATACGACAGATATTAACAAAGCTATTCCAATATCATTTACAGTCTTAATTGGTATTAAACCGTAATTTGTAGTTATCCACACCAAACAAGTGTTCGATAGTGTTCGCCCACCAAAGACAGGTTGTGTCCGCGGTGGACGGACACTTTTTGTTTGAATTGTATATACAATTATGATAAATTGTTCTATTGTCTGATTCTAATAAAATCAATGGTAAAAGTGCATAAAATTTTGGTGTATGTTTGTGCAATATTACTATTGACATCTTATGTTCTATCAAGTTTTCCGTAGCGAATTTAATATCTGAAAATCGAACAAGTGTTTGTATTTTTGGGGAAAACAGTGTCCGTCCTGTACGGACTATGTAACTTT